TAAATCTATTCAAGAACTTAAAGCAAAAGTAGATGCACTAGAAAATGCTTAACGATGGCTTTAGTAACAATCACACCACCAGCAGGTATAGTAAAAAATGAAAGAATCTGAAGCAATGACAAAAATACATTCGCATGAAAGAGAATGTACCATACGTTATGAAAATATAGATAAACGTTTGGAAGATGGATCAAAAAGATTTGCCCGTATTGAATATTTGATATGGGGTTTATATGGATTATTAATAACCACTTTAGGAGTTGACAAGTTTTTATGAGAAAAAATAAATCAAAAGTAAATGAAGCTGGTAACTATACTAAACCAGGGTTAAGAAAAAGATTATTTAATCAGATCAAAGCTGGTGGCAAAGGGGGTAAACCTGGTCAATGGAGTGCTAGAAAAGCACAGATGTTAGCAAAAAAATATAAGGCATCTGGTGGCGGCTACAAAAGCTAATATTTATTTCAAAGGCGTAGAAATACCTACTTCTTCGCATCCTGAAATAAAAAAATTAAAGAAGAAGTCTAATGTGCATTACATGCATGGTAATAAAGTTTGGAATAGCACTTTAATACTAATGGATTTATTTTCAGACATGTCATTTGAAGATCAAAAGATAGCAGATTTAGGTTGCGGTTGGGGTGCTTTATCTTGTTTTTTAACAAAGAAAGGTGCAGACATAACGGGAATTGATAGTGATGTAAACGTTAAACCATACTTTGATCTTATGTGTAAACTTATGGATGTAGATACAAAGTTTTGTGTGCAAAATATTTTCTCTGATGAATTTGATATATCACCTTACAAAACTTTTTTAGCTAGTGATGTTTGTTTTTGGGATGCTCACACAGATTTGTGGGTAGATTTTATTAATAAAATAATTAAACAAGATAAACAATTAATTATGTGCGATCCAGGTAGAGAATCTTTTTGGAATTTGTTAGACAACTGTAATGCTCCTTATCAAATAATAAATCAAAAAATTAACAAGCCTAGAAAAGTTGATGCTTATATAACTATATTTGGAGAATAAATGCCTTTAAAAAAAACTCAAAGAAGTCTAAAAACTTGGACAGGTCAAGATTGGACAACTGCTAGCGGTAAAAAATCTTCTGAAACAGGTGAAGTATACGCACCCAAAGCTCAAATAAACAAATTAAAATCTTCTCCAAAAGGTAGAAGAAAGCTCGCAGCAGCTAATAGAAAAAAAAGAGAGGCTACAAGAAAAGGTAAACAGCATGCTAGACATGGCTTGCATAAAGGTAAAAAAAGATAATGTATGAATATAGTTGCAAAGTAGAAAGAGTTGTTGATGGTGATACCATTGATGTGATTTTAGATTTAGGTTTTTCTGTATCTTATAAATCTAGAGTACGTTTGTATGGGATTGATACTCCTGAAAGCAGAACTAGAAATAAAGACGAAAAGGCTAGAGGCAAACTTGCATCAGCTTTTTTATCCAAAGCTATAGAAATAGCAGACCAAGTTGTTATTAGAACAGAGCTAAAAGATTCCAGAGGTAAGTTTGGTAGAGTTTTAGGTACTGTAGTATGTGATGGTGAAGACATTAATCAAGGCATGGTAGACGGTGGTTTTGCTGTTAAATATTATGGACAAAGCAAAAAAGACGTAGAAGCAGAACATTTAATAAATAGACAAAGACTTATAGATCAAGGCATATTTGATCCTGACAATATTTAGATATGGATGATATTGTAAGACTAATAACAGAATTAGGATTTCCTGTTGCTGCTGCTCTTGGTCTTGGAATATTTGTTTGGAAACTTATCAATAGAATAATAGATGGCATGGAGTCTAAAATAGATGTGGTTGATGATAAGGTAAATGAACAACTAAAAGCTATGGAAGATAGATTACAAACTAAATTAGATGCACAACAAGGTATATTAGTTGCTCTTATTGACAGAGTTAGAAGTGTAGATAATGAAATTATTAGACAAGATACTTTATTGAAAACTATGTTGGGAGTACCCCAATTGGTACAGAAAGATAAAATAGCGAAAGCAGATAGAGACGATCAGAGGAAAGACTAATGAGAGATTGGTGGGAATATAAAAAAAGACAGCTAAACACAATTATATTTTTAATCTTGTTGGTTTTGTGCTTGGTTTTGTTTTCAAACTTTGTGTTTACAGATGAGATGGTATTTAAATTTAAATCGCCTAGCTTTTCTGGAATAAATACATCGCAGCATTATTTGACTATAGAAAATCAAGAATTTAGTAGAAAGAAAACATTACTAGAAGAGATAAAAGCTGCTGCTGAACAAATAGAAAGAGATGAAGCAAATACCACTTTAGCTAGATTTATTAGAAATTTAGAGTCAAGAGTTTATGCTCAATTATCAAGACAACTTGTAGAAAATTTATTTGGAGAAGAAGCATCAAAAGAAGGTTCGATTGAATTGGAAGGGAATACCATAGAATATGAATCAGACGATAAAACAATTACGCTTACTATTACAGATGAGGAAGGTCATGTTACTGTTATTACTTTCCCTATTAATAGTTTTACTTTCTAGCTGCGGAGCATTACCAAAAAATAAACTAGATAACTTCCGTATATCTAAGTACCCATATTTACACGATGTAATAAATTATGAGTTAGAGTATTTATTTCCGCCTAAACAAAAACTTATAGTAGCTGTATATCCAACTGCATTTTTAGATCAAACAGGGCAAAGAAGAAGTAACAGCACTTATGCTTCATTTTCTACAGCAGTAACCCAGGCTCCCTCCAACCTTTTAATAAAGGCGTTAAAAGATGCAGGTAGAGGTAAATTTTTTACTGTTGTAGAAAGAGTTGGTTTAGATAACCTTACTAAAGAAAGACAGATAATTAGAAGCTCTAGGCAAGATTTTAAAGACGAACAAAAATTAAAACCATTATTGTTTGCAGGTATGCTTTTTGAAGGTGCAATAGTTGCTTATGAATCTAATGTTAGATCAGGCGGTAATGGAGCTAGATTATTAGGCATAGGTGTAAGCAGACAATACAGACAAGATACTGTTACTTTAAGCTTGCGATTAGTTTCTGTTTTAACAGGTCGAATATTAGTGGAGGTTACAACAACTAAAACTATCTTAAGTCATGGACAGACAGGAGATGTATTTAGATTTGTAAAAGATGATACTGAGTTAATCGAGATAGAAAATGGTAACGTTGAAAACGAATCAGTAACAATAGCTTTGCAATCTGCAATAGAGTTTGCTGTTTTAAAGATAATACAAAAAGGAATTAAATTAAATCTTTGGAGTTTAGATGAAAGTAAAAAAGATAACATTGTTATACCTAGCTGTGCTCTTGATGAGTGTGCAGATATTCGTGGCTGACAATGAAATATCTATTGACCAAGCGGGAGGAACTTTAAATTTAGATGTAGAACAATTAGGTTCTGGAAACCTTATTGGAGGACAGAGTGCCACAGCAGGTTCTATGACAGCCTTAGATTTGGATGGAGCAACTATGACTATTGATATAAATCAAATAGGAGATAGTAATTTATTTAAAGGAGATATTACATCAGATTCTTTTACAGGATTTTTTGAGTTTGATGGCGATAGTAATATTTTTGATATACAAGTTGATCCCACCAATACTTACGGAGCAGATACTTCTAATTTAAATATTGATGTAACAGGTAACTTAAATGATATGTCTTTAGATCAAGCTACAACAGCTATGGCATCGACTCTAGATTTAGATTGGATTATCCAGGGTAACAGTAATACTATTGATGTAGACATTGATGTGGATTTAGCAACAAACTATATGGATATTGATGGTGATTCAAACACTATTGATTATGATGGCGATGGCTACCAAGGCGGATATTTTTATTTAGACCATGAAGGTAATTCAAGGACATTTAATGTTACACAGGCAAGCACATTGGACAATGATTGGTTACGTATCTTTTCTGATGGTGATAATGGTACTTTCTGCATTATCCAAAACGACCAAGGTACAAGCACAAGTTGCTAATATAGGTGCAGTAGAAGAAGTTTCAGGTAATGCACAAATAGAGAGAGATCAAAGTTATGAAGTCGTTACAGACTTTGGTATTCAATCTTATGATAAGGCTCAAACAGAGCAAGGCAGAATGGGTATTCGTTTTGTTGACGATACTACTATAAAGATTACAGAACACTCAGAAGTAGTTATTGATGAGTTTGTTTTTGATGCTAATCCTAGTAATTCTAAATTAGCTTTAAGTTTTGTAAAAGGTACAGCTAGATTTACCACAGGTCTTTTAGGTTCTGTTCCTAAAAAAAACATGACTCTTAGAACAAATAGTGCAACTGTTGGTATAAGAGGTACAGACTTTACAGTTACAGTAGAAGCAGATACAGGCGAAAGTCTTTTTATTCTTTTGCCTAATGAGGACGGCACACCTTCTGGAGAGATAGTCGTTACAACAGCTTTAGGTGAGGTAGTTTTAAATAAATCTTATCAGGCTACCACAACAACTACTTTTGAGAGTGCTCCATCAGAACCTGTCATATTAGATTTATCTTTGGATTTTATAGACAATATGTTGATTGTTTCTCCGCCAAAAAAGATACAAGAAGAAGAAGAACAAACAACACAAAAAGCAGATAGTGTTTTAGATTTTAATGAACTTGAGTATGACGCATTAGCAGAAGACGAACTAGAATCAGAAGAGTTAGAATTTACAGAATTGGATTACGATGCACTAAACGTAAACTTTTTAGAAGATTTACTAGATATCATCACAGAGTTAGATAAAACAGATGATGAAAGCGAAATAGAACAGGTAGCTACTGCAATAGATATAAAAGGCACTATTGTAGGACAAGATCAAAAAACACAGATAACTACTATTGTTTCGGGTCAAGCAGTAACTTTAAAACGTGAAGTAAGTTCTAGTGCTAATTTAGTTATAGATGGCAATAATTCTTATACAGTAATACTAGAACAAGATGGTGTTACTAACGAAGTAAAAGTTAATGGTGGTAGTTCATCAATAATAGTTATAAAACAGAGTGAATAATGAGTAAAATTTTTTTAGGTGTAATAGTTGTATTACTGTCTATAACAGGATTTTTATACTATCAAAATCAAAGATTATCTAGTTTAAATCAAGCATTTGAATTAAGAGATCAGGAACAAAAAGCTGCTATAAATAGCTTGCAAAATGATTTTAATTTGCAGACTGAGGGTTTGTTACAATTACAGAGCAAGAATCAACAGATTGAAGCAGAAATGTCTAGATATTTAGACATATTCAAACGGCACAATCTAAGTAAACTTGCTGCTGCTAAACCAGGTTTGATAGAAACGAGAGTAAATAATGGTACAAAAGAAGTATTTGAAAGTATACAAGAAGATAGTCGTAATATTGACAGTCTTGATAATGGCTTACAGTTGCAGTCTAATCCCTAAGAAAGTAGACGTAATATCAAAACCTATAGAAAGGCAGATAGCACAGCCAATTTTACCTAGAGAACTACAATTAAAAGCACCTTATTGGTATGTAGTTTCAGATAAGAATATAGATACTTTTTTAGAAAGGGTAGAAAAAGAGGAGGGCAGAGTAGTATTTGTAGCTATGTCTGTGCCTGATTATGAATTAATGGCATACAATATGCAGGAACTCAAAAGGTATATAAATGAACTTAAAGAAGTTGTGGTCTACTATAGAACAGTCACTACAAAGTAAAAAGGAGGACAACATGCATATATCTAAAGAGGGTATAGCCCTTATAAAAAAGTTTGAAGGATGCAGATTAACAGCTTATCAAGATTCTGTAGGAGTTTGGACTATAGGCTATGGACATACTAAAGATGTTGATGAAGGTCTAGAAATTACTCAACAAGAAGCTGAAGTTATGTTAAATGAAGAATTATTAGAATACGAAGGATACATTAATGACATGGTTGAAGTTCCTTTAGAACAATGTCAATTCGATGCTTTAGTGTGTTGGGTCTATAACTTAGGTCCAACAAATTTAAGAAAATCTACTTTATTAAAGCTTTTAAATGCTGGTGATTATCATTCTACTCCTAATCAAATAAAAAGATGGAACAAAGCTGGAGGCGAAGTTTTAAACGGATTAGTAAGAAGAAGAGAAGCTGAAGCTTTATTATTTCAAGGAAAAGAGTGGCATAAGATATAATGAAAATATTTTGCACACAATAATTTATGACTTTAGTTAAATACAAATTTAGACCAGGAATAGATAAAGAGAGTACAAGTTACTCTAACGAAGGAGGCTGGTTTGATGGAGACAAAGTACGATTTAGAAAAGGTAACGTAGAAAAGATGGGTGGTTGGGTAAAAAACTCAGCTAATTCTTTCAACGGTACTTGCAGAAAAATAGCAGTACACAAAGACAAAGACCTTAACTCTTATAATTTTTTAGGGACACACACTAATTTATATTTACAAGAGGGTGATGCCTTTAATGATATTACCCCTGTAAGAGCCATAACGGGCGCAGGAGACGCAACTTTTGCTGCTACTGATGGAAGTTCTACCATAACGGTTACAGAGACAGGACACGGTGCAGGAGTGGGTGATACGGTTACATTTTATGCTGCAGCTAGTTTAGGCGGCAATATTACAGCCGATGTTTTAAATCAGTCATACAGAATACTTACTGTTCCTAATGCTAATACTTTCACTATATCTGCTAAAGATACATCTGGTAATGCAGTTACAGCCAATTCTTCTGACTCTTCAAATGGTGGTAGTAACACAGTTGCTAAGTTTCATTTAGTAGCTGGATTAGATGAATTTGTGCAAGGTACAGGTTGGGGTGCTAGCACATGGGGTTCTGGTACATGGGGTAGTTCAAGTCCTTTATCATTTGCAGGACAATTAAGATTATGGAGCATGGATTCTTTTGGTGATGAGATGCTTTTTGCACCTAGAGGTGGAGACTTATTTATTTGGAAACCATCTTTTACAACAACTGATGGAGGTTCAGCATCTGCTAATACAGGTAGATTTGCACAACTTGCATCAGATCAATCAGGTGCAAGTAATTGTCCGACTAAGGTTTTGTCTATATTAGTGTCTGATGTGGATCGTCATGTCTTAGCTTTTGGAGCTAACCCAATAGGATCATCAGATATTGACCCATTATTTGTAAGATGGTCAGATGCAGAAAGTGCAGTAGATTGGACGCCTACAGCAACTAATTCTTCTGGAGGTGTTAAGTTATCATCAGGTAACGAGATAATTGGAGTTGTGCCAACAAGACAAGAAACTTTAATTATGACTGACTCTAGCGTTATATCTATGCGTTTTGTTGGAGCTCCGTTTTATTTTTCATTTAATGAGATAGCTAGCGGTATAGGTATGGTTAGCCCTAATGCTGGAGTATCTGTAGGAGATACAGTCTATTGGATGGATGAGAGAGCATTTTACATAGCTAAAGGTTCTGTGCAAAAACTAACCTGTTCTGTATTAGAGCATGTATATAGCAACCTTAACCTTGCACAAAGATTTAAAATATTTGCAGCAGCTAATCCTGAATTCAATGAGATTATATGGTTTTATCCATCTGCTAGCAGTAATGAGGTAGATAGATATGTTTCATACAATTATCAAGAAAATGTTTGGGCAGTTGGGACAACAACAGATAATTTTACTAGAACAGCTTGGAATCCTGCTCCTACTTACACTTATCCTATTGCAGCAGGTAAATTAGATACTAGCGATACTAATTACTTATACGACCACGAATACGGTGGTTTAGCAGACGGTTCTACTTATACATCGTATATAGAATCTGCTGACTTTGATCTAGAACCTGATGGAGACAGATTAATGTTTATATCTAGATTAGTTCCTGATTTGCAGTTTTTAGATTCTTCAGTAAGTTCTGATGCGGTAAGTTTTACAATAAAGGGCAGAAAATATCCTTTAGAAAGTTTATCTACTTTACAGACAGCTTCTGTAACAGCAAGCTCTACATTTGTTTCTACAAGAGCAAGAACAAGACAAACAGTATTAAGAATAGAAAATACTACAGGTGATTTTAGATGGAGATTAGGAGATTTAAGATTAGATTTAAGATCGGATGGTAGAAAATAATGTCTAGTAAAACTTCACAACCATTACCGATACCATCGCAACAATACGATAGTCAGAACGAATACGTTACTAGAAGAACTATTGAGCAAGCAGTACAAGATTTAAATAACGATGTTGGTTTGTTGAATGAGTTATCAGATACAATAGTATCTAAGGCTATAAGGAGGCATCAATTTTTATTAATGGGAGCAAAAGGTAATGTCTGATTCTTTAAAAGTTTTAGGACAATTAGCTCCAAGTGCAACTACTTTAACAACGTTATACACAGTACCAAGTCTTGCACAGACTACAATAAGTTCGATAACAGTATGCAATCGTAGTGGTAGCGGTGTAACTTACAGAATACTCGTATCAGTAGCGGGAGCAGCAACAGATAACAAACAATATTTGTTTTATGACAAGGCTTTATCTGCAAATAGCACAGATACTATAGTCATAGGAATTACATTAAATGAATCTGATTTAGTCAAAGTTTATGCTAGTTCAGGTGATTTAAGTTTTAATGCTTTTGGGTGTGAAACTCAAGGAGAATAATATGGACCTACAACAACAAGTAAATAACATAGCTTCTAAAGGAAGATATGGCGACTCTATGCTTATGCATGTCAACCCCATAGAGGTTGAGGCATTGAAGCAAGTTATGCCTATTACAACTAATCCTGATACAGGACAGCCTGAAGCTTTTGCACCTCTACTATTAGCAGCAGCACCTATGATAGGTTCGCTTGCAGGTCCTGCTTTATTTAGTGCAATGGGAGCAACCGCATTATCGCCTTTATTAGCTTCAGCATTAGGCTCAGGTTTAGCACAGTTTGCAGCTACAGGTGATCTTAAAAAAGGTTTAGTAGCTGGTTTAACAGGTTACGGTTTTGGTAAAGCTTTTCAAGGACTAGGAGCAATAGGAGCAGAAAATGCAGCAATGGATTCAGCAGCAGCAGCAATAGAGGGTGGACAGAGTGCAATAACAAGTGATGCTTTAGGTTTAGTTAGGGATGATCCTAGTTTACTTACTAAATTAGACCCTAACGCACAAGTGTTTACAGCAGATAAAGCAGCAGATTTTGCTGCTTTACAAAATGCAGGTAGAACTCCAACTGTCTTTGATCCTAAAATTGTAGGTGTTAAACCTGGTGGATATCCAATAACTGCAGGATCAGGACCAAAACCAGGGGATGTTATTGGTTTTGATCAGTCTATGGGTTTTGCTGATATTAACAAACCTATAATTTTTCAAGGACCGCAACCTAACACTCCGATAATGACAGGTCCAGAACTTATGACGGAAGAAGCAGCTAGAGCTTTTATAGAAAGTCAGCCTGGAGGCGTAGCTTTTAATGAGGCGGGTCAAACTGCTTTTGATGCCGTAACACAACCTTCAGCTTATGAAGAGTTTATTAAACAACAAGTAGTACCTGGAGCAAGAGATGCAGCAATGGCAAGTTTTTCAGAGCCTATGGGAAGTTTTGATAATGTATCTGAATTATATAAAGGAGCTGGTGGTGCTTTTATGAAAGATGGCAGATTTGATTTTAATACAGGATTAAGTTCTCTAGGAAAAACTGCTACAAGTCCAGGTGTTTACTTGCCTGTGCTTGGTGGTACTGCATTATCTTCTTATGAAGAACCTTTAGATCAAGATGCAGAAAGAGAAAAAAGAAGACAAGAATTGAGAGATTTATTTCCTGAAGTTATACCTTTTGATGAAGGAGGACCAACGCCAGGAGGTGCTGCAGGATTTCGTAAAAGAGCAGCAAAAAAAGCAGAGGAAGACGAAGATTTAGGTATGGATATAACTCCTACTACTTTAAGAACAACTCGTCCTATACCGCCTATATTTAGACCTGGGTTTCAAGGCGAAATGATGTACTTCAATAATTTAAACCCTACAGCTAGTTCTTTGACAGGATTAGAGAGTCAGCAGTATGTTAATGCTGATGGTGAATATCAAATACCTATCAATGAAACTATTGATCAAACTTTATTGAATCAAAAATTTCCATCAAAACAACGTGTAAGTTATGCTGATCCAGCACCGTATGTTTCACCAAACGTAGGCATACCTAATGTACTTAACCCATTTGATGCTTTTAGACAAAGTTTAATGGCACCTGTAGAAACAACTGATATGCAAGAAGGTAAAGACACATCTTTAAAAGATTTACCTAGTGCAGAGGAGAATCCTGGTTTAAGAAAATTGCCTGAAGATGTAAGAAATAAGATGGGTTATATGCAATCAGGCGAAACTACAGATTTAGTTAGTAAAGAAATAAGTATGCAAGAAGCAGAAGCTATTTCAAATGATCCTATGACTGCAGAATTAGTTAAGTTTTTACTAGGACAAAGTTCAGATAATACAATTATTGACAAGTTTGTTGATAAATATGGACCTGAAGCTTTTAGAATAGTTAGAAA